TTAGTGCGCGGATTTTTCGAATTCCGCGATGGCTTCGGAATATTCCCGAGACGACAGGATTCGCTTCGTGTAACGGATTGGCCGCCGCTCCGTGAGCTTGAACATGGGCTCATCGGTCGGGAAGTAGCCATAGCCTCCCCGTTCGCCGCATGTCTGGTTCTTGCAGCTCAGATTTTCATTCTCGAAAATGTGGATTCCATCTGCCGATCTGCGGATTGTGAGAACACAGGGATTCCCGCGGAAATCGGCAGGCCCCCGATAAACCAGACGGTCGGACGACGCGGACGCAATACCCGAAATGTTGCATTCGTGACCGTTGAAGAATTCGAGGTGGATTCGGAAATAGGCGAGACCGGGCTTGTACGGCACGACTTCCAGAATGTTTTCGGACTGAAAGGTCTCGCCGCTCACCAGTCCGTTTTGGAATCGATCCTTATAGACGCCACCAAGATCACCGACGGTGTCGCTGTCAGCGACCGCAGGCCCGACCGCCGCGCACAGAGCCACGATCGCGACCGTCTTCACAGTCGATTTCATTCGGCGTGTCCCGCTCGCAACTCGCGCCATCCCAATTTCGGCGTCACTTAGCTGCCCCCATAAATCCTGCTACATTGGAGGCATGATAACACCTTAAAAATCCGGCGAAAGCGTGGCGCCCGGTTACGAAGGCCAGCGCTTTCGGATCGACGGCGGCGACGGCGATCAGGACTTGTTCGGCGCGCCACTGCTGCTGGAAAGAGTCGTCGCACCCTGGTTCGACGGCAACCTCGACCAATTGTTCGGCGACGCGTGGCTGGTCAGGGTCACGGAAGGACCGAAGGCGGGATTGCTCCTGGGCCTCACGCCTCGAACGCTCGGCACGATAACCGATGACATACGGGAGGGCTGGAAGAGCGTCGTCGTACATGGGATCGATTATCCCGGATACGATCAGGAAGCCTACGGCCCGCGCTCTGTTATTGGCGGTATGGCGTTTCTCGAACGGCTCTGAGTCAGAATGTCGTATCCGGCGGCGGCACGAAATCGTAGGCGCGGCGATGTTGCAGATTGTTGTAGATGTTTTTGCAGGTCGAAAGCGTCTTGTCGCAACCCTGTTGCGCCGTGAAGGCGTCGCCCGCGCTCGGCACTTCGTAGAGCGGATAGGCGAGATTGAGGCCCGCGGCATCGCCGTTCATGATCGTGCGCGATTGCCCGGCGCAGACGCCGCTCGTGAACACGATCACGCCGTTGGCATAGAGCGCAGCATCGGCGGGCGCTGTGCCGGACCATGGAATGAACGCTGCCGAGGCGCCCGTGCCCACTGTGTAGCCCGTCGTGAAGCTCGTGGCATTCAGGGTGCAGTTCGTGTCGCAGAAATTGTGGCTGCAGCCGATCTGATAGACGTTCCGCGGCGCGTTCTGGTCGAGCAGATTGTTCTTGCCTTTGGCTGTGATGGTGACTTTCGCGCCGGCGATATTTATCCCTGCGACGACGCCGCCGAACAGCGGGATGGCGCCCAGCGCCGCCGTCGAACCCGGCGTCGTCATGAAGGCGCGCGAGAGCAGCACGCTGGCGCCGTCGAAAAGCCCGTTGTGGATCTGCGCTTTGAGTTGGGTAGCACCGCCGAACGCGGCATTGCCGGCGCGCAGGATGATCTCCAGCGACGGGACTTCCATGGTGTTGGTGAGGCCCCATTTGGAACGCGTCAGCCACGGCGCCTGCGAGACGTAAGTCTGGCCATCATAGGCGATGCCATCCGCACCGTCCCAGGACGACCAGTAGAAATTGACGCCTTCGATCGTCGTGAACTGGAAGAGATCGGCGCACCATAGCGGCACGCCGCCTTCTAGAGCCGCGATTAGCGCGGGCGATGCGGGGCGCAAAATCGACATGCTCGACCGTTGTGTTAGATTGGAGTGAGTTTGATCCGGGAGGGGGCATGTATCCGGCAACAATCATCGCCATCGCACTATGGGTGCTTGCGGGCGTGAGTTTTATCGTAGGGCAGATTCAACAGCCGTTCCTGCCACGGGCCATCCTCGACTCCGATCATCCGCTGTGGGTGCCGGTTCATTCACTCGCGAGCAGCTTTGCTTCGGCAGGTTACCTCGCCGCATTCGGCGCGATCTTCTATCTTGTCGGAGAAATTCAGGCAGCGCTCGGAACCCGCACGCCATGAGACTGGCGGCAAAAAAATTCGCGGTTTTCCTTTGGATCGGCGCCGTCATCGTTGCGGCAAGCATGTTTATGGACTGGGCCTCTATGCCCACCCAGGATTCCGGGACGCCGAGCGCGGTGCAAATGTTCATCAACTGGACCTCTATGGCCTTGCGATACGCGTGGCCGCTCGTCGCGTTAGGCGCGATCATCTGGGTTTCTGGGCGACATCCGCGATCGCCTCGCGCCGCCGGAATGATCGTGTCACGCGCCTGGTCTGCACGATTTGATGCTGATCTTCTGCAGCGACCATAGACGATCCGCGAATTTCTCGAACGTGTTCGCATTGTCCGCAAACTTGCAATAATAGAAGAACGCAAAGTCCATATAGATCGGCGTGGCCGCGGCCGGTGCAGCTGCGAAGGTGATCGTCTGGTTCAGCGGCGTCGATAGGTTGAGCGTATAGGTCGACGCCGGCTGCACGATATTGCCGAGCCGCACGATCACGCTCTGCGTGGTGTCGATCTGGCCGACGGGTTCGCTGGCGAAATAGCCGTTGGCGCCGAAGGTCCGCGCGATGGGGCCGAACGTCGTCGTCGCGCCGTCGCCGGTGCCTATCAATTGCGCCGACACGCAACAATCGTCGACGTTCTTGAACAGGAACCGCCCTGCGGTGCCGCCCAGCATCAGCCAGAAGCCCATCAGAGTCTTGAATTCGAGGCTGACATTGGCCGGCGCGCGCCAGCTCCGGAGAAAACTGTAGGTCAGCTCGAAATTGTGCAGCGGGTACTGCGCCAGCGCCAGATCGATATCGGCGCCTGTCGCCGTCGTTTCCGTCGCCAGATTGAAGAACGCAGGCGACCATTTGGTCGAGTAGCCGAGGCCTTTGAGCAGTGTTCTGTCGGGGTAGACGGGCAGATTCATCCTTCGTGGCTCCTCTTCGCTCCGCTACGAGGAGCACCTCAGGATGACGCACACCGCGTTTGACGATATGGGGAGAAAGCGACTCGAACGGCGTCATGCTGAGGTGCCGCGCAGCGGCCACGAAGCACGAAGACTACCCAAACCGCATACTCCCGCCGCGCGAGAGGCCGCGGATGAAGGACGAGAATTCCGCCGCGTTGTTGCGCAGTTCGTTCATCACGTCGCGCTCCGGCACACCGTGGATGGTCGGCGCGTAGTTCCACTGATGTGAGGTCGTGTCGGATTGTGAGCGCGTGAAGGTGTCGCCGCCGCGCGGCACGTTAAAATCGCCCGCCGAGAAGCTGGCCAGCATGTTGCGGGCGCCATGCGCCGCCCAACCGGGCCACACCATCTCATCCTTGTGCAGCATGGTCGGCTGCTCCGCCGCGCTCACGCGCAACTGGCCGCCTTCCGCAAACGCCATCACGGCTGCGGCCGCCGTAGCCGCCGCTGCCGGCGCGATGAGCCAGCCGACATAAGGAATCTGCGCGGCGGAGGAATACGCGCCGGAGGCAGCCTGATCGGCATCGCTTGCGACAACCTGTGCCTTCGTTGCCGTCTGTTCGGCCAACGCCACCGCGTTCCCGCTACTTTCTACAGCGGTCTGCGTCGTAACGCTTTGCGCCTTCACAGCGACTTTGGCGCCCTCCGTCGAGGTCAACCCATCAAGCGAGGCGAGTTGCGCGCCGAGCTGATAAAGCAGGCCTTGCTGCGAGGTCTCCTTATCGGATGCGAGCATGCCGAGGTTGTACATCTCGTGCTGCGTCAGCGACTTGGCAGTATTGGAAACTTCGCTTTCAACAAGGCGAAGGCCGATCTTTTGGAGGTCTGCGGCCAAGCTCTGCCGCTTGGAAAAAATTTCGGAAACGAGCTGGCCTTCGGCGCTCAGAATCTCCGAGCAGGTCGTCTTGTAGGAAATCGCCTGGTTGGCAGTTGCCTCATTGAAGCCCTTCGTACCCGCCCGCGCCAGCGCGGCCATATCGGTGGCGAGCTGCGTCAGCGCCGCTTCGACCGTGCCGATATCCTTGATGACCTGCTGCGTGCTTGCGGCGCTTGATGCAATGCTGCTTTGTTGCGTCGTTTCGTTGAGACGATTGATTTGGTCCGCAGCCTGCGAGGTCGCAGTTGCGAGCGAAGGATCGACCGTCCCGCCGATGCTGATTTTGAGTTGGGCGTCGGCCATACCTTAAACCCCGTCATGGCCGGCCAGCGTCAGCGCGAGCCGGCCATCCGATGAAGATCACAGTTCGAATTCCGGCAGTTCGGACTGCAGCGCGGTCTCGGGCGTCTCGCGATCGGCAGACGCGCGCCACCAGCCCTGCGCTTCGAAATAGGCCGCCAAGAACGCTTCGACGGGCGGGCGCTGCGTGAGTTCTTTTTCGTGGGCCAGATGCAGGCGGAGCGTGAGCGCGCGGTCCCAATAATCGGGCGTGGCGCCGAAATAACGCGTCGTCTTGACGATTATTCCGTCCCAGTCGGGCTCGGCTCCGCCGCCGCTTCCCCCGGCGGTCGCGCCTCGGTTTGCGGCGCAGTCACGAAAAGCCCCGACTGGCTGCGCACAACGAGGAAGGCCTGGAAGATTTCCATGTCTGTCGCCGGCATATCGAGAAATTCTTCGCGCGTGAGCTTGGGATGTGCGCGGGTCAGGCCCTGATAGACGATGTCGACCATCGCCTCGTATTGCGCCGTCGAAAGCTTCATCACGCGCTCGCCGGTCGTCTCGCTGTCCGTCGCCGCGATCGCATCGGTGAGATCGATCAAAGGCCGGCGCACGACGCGCAGCTGGCGGATGGCGAGTTCGGGTATGGGCCACGCTTGGCCTGCGAGCGTCACCGTGGGTGTGTCGGGAGGATAGTCCGTCGAAGGTGTCATGGCTGGTCCAAGAGCAAGTAAGATTCACCACAGAGGCGCAGAGACACAGAGGTAGCGAGGCCAGAGGCAACCAGCTGCGCTCGCGACGAGAGGTTTTATCGCGCGCGAAGCGCGCAACGAGCTATGTCGAAAGTGAAGCACACCTTCGCCACGCACGCGGTATCTCCGTGCCTCTGCGCCTCTGTGGTGGATCTTTTTTGTTACGCGAAGCGCATGCGATGGCTGACATCGCGCACCGCCTCGACGCTGTCGACTTTCTGCAGCGCGATCCGGGGCAGAAGCAGCTCGCTCGAGAGAAAGACATCGCCGAGTTTTCCAAGCGTCTCGAACAACGCGAGACGGTTGAGCCTGATGTCGGCCAGCGTATCGCAAGGGACCGGCGGTGCCGCATAAGGCGAACCGTCGGCACAGCGCCGGAAGCGATATTCCTGGATTTTCTTTGCCACGAAAAAGATCTCGCGCTCGATCTCCGCCGCCGAACGCCCGAACGGCACCTTCATCGCTTCGATGTCGACGCCATTGGCGTAGTTCGTGAAGATGAAGCGGCGATCACGGCCGAGAGTCTTATCGCAGGACATCGCAAATCCATTCCGGTGCGTCGGTGGCCCTTTTCGGACCTCAGGCGATTCCGTTGCATTCGATCCAGGCGATTTTCCCCGCCTTCACATCGAAGACGAGGTTCACGATACAGCAGCCGCCGTCCATGATCGCCGGAAAGTCCTCTTCTTTCGAAATGTGGATCCCGGCGGGCTTGTCCCAATCGTCGGACAAAACGTATTCGCCGCGCACCACGCGCCGGCCCTTGATCGTCGACCCTGCATAGAAACGCGCATAGCTTTTGAGTGGTAGCGGTGGACGGCCGTAGCCGCCTGGAACTTTGACGACGGACTCTAATGTCGAAATGATTTTCGCATCCGGAGTCCAGGACTGCCCGGCCGCCTGCAAAGCGCTCGGCATCCCTACTGCCAACATGCCCAATCCGATCAACCTGGCCCACATCATCTCAAGCCTTCCGTGTGCGCGACCTTTGGCGGTATCCCGCCCATTTTCCGGTCGCGATCATGCCGGGCCGCGTGGAACTCCGCAACGATTTCGCAATTCTTGCCGCCTCGGCTATTCTCGCCCTGCTTCGCAGGCAGACCTGCATGTCGAACCGCAACTACGCAATCGCTATCGGCCTCGCTGTCACGGCCCTGATCGCCGTGCTTGTCGCCTCGTATCTCCTGCATCGCCTGACGTTCAATCCCATCAGCGTCTATCTGCTGTCGATCTTGATCGTCGTACCCATAATCGTCGGCGCCGTTCGGCTTCTGCCGCGGTATCTGACCACGCGCGTGATCGCGCCGGGGCTGCAGGAGAGGATGCGCGAACGCCGGGCGCGCGATCCGTTGCCGGCCTATGCGGTGTGGACATGCGTGGCGTCGTTCGGCGCTTCGTTCGCGCTCATGATTGTCGGCGCCTTGCTGATGCCCGATCGCGCGCCGGGCAACGTGACCCTCGCGCTGTTCCTGCTCTGGACCGGGCTCTTCCTCTATGGATGGCTAGGACTGATCTATACGTCGCCGTGGGTGCAGACGCACGGCTTCGCGATTGCGCTGGCAGCGATCCCGACCGTCGGCCTGTCGACGGCCGTGCTTCTCGGCCTGGCGACGTCTCCGGCCCTGCTCTCGCAATTTGTCCTGATCCCCGTAGGGATCGGAACATACGGTCTGTTCATGATCATGACGCCGATATTCGTGAGCTTTTCACGGATGGGCGGTCTAATCGACTAAACGGGTTCACGCCCCTTCCGCGAAACTGAACGTACCCAGATTGCCGTTCGTGTCGCACGCTGCCGTGAAGCTGAATGAGGGTTTCGCGTAGTCGCCGGTCTTCGTCGCGATCTCGGCGTCGGAGGCGATGCAGGAATTGAGCGTGAGCACGTCCTGTTCGACGACGTTGCCGGGGTTGGTCCAGGGGAAGACATAGACCGCCGCGAAATCGCTCACCTTGCCTTGTGGCTGGTTGGCGAGCGCGACCGTCTCGCCGGAACCGGCGATCGCATAGAGATACGATATCTTGAACGCCGTGCCCGTCTCGCCGCTTGCGAAGTGATAGACGCCGGCCGCGACCGAATACGACACGCCCGCCGTTTCCGAACCCGACGTCACGCATTGATAACGCGCGCCGGTCGTCACATTGACCACGCCCAGATCCGTCGTCCACGTCGCCGCGTTGACGACCGTGACCGTGTGCGAGGCGATGGTGCCGAGTTCGTTGTCGGCTTCGAAGGTCTGGCCCGTCGTGGTCGCGGCGCCGAAGAGCAGCGAAGCAATGACGCGCGCGTTCGACGTGCCGTAGCTCACCTTGCCGGTGACATCGAGCTCGCCGCCGGACACGTCTTCCGCCAGCTGGTTCTCGCCATAAAGCGATTTCACGCCGCGCTTGAAGGTGACGCTCATGTCCTGCGGCACGGCGAAGCGCGCCGGCGTCGGGTTGCTCACATTGTTGATGCCGAAGAACCGGCCGGCGCCGAAGATCTTCTTGCCGTTGAGTGCGGGCATGGTGGAGGACTCCTTATTGAATGTTCAGCTTCGTGCTTCGTGGCGTGCTTCGCACGCACTTCAGGATGACGATATTGGGTGTGCGTCATCCTGAGGGGCGCGAGCACGGAGCGCGAGCCACGAAGGATTAGCCCAGCATGATCTCGATCGGGATTGACACTTCCGATTGCCCCGACAATCCTTCCGCGATGGTCACATCGCCCACGATCGAGAGATTGTAGACGAGGCCGCCCAGCGTCTGGCGTTCTTCGATGTCGGGCGGCGCGAGTGCGGCCGCCACCGCATCCATCAGCGTATTGATCTGCGTGGAGACGGGTTCGGTCGGATCGTTGGACTCGCAATAGATAAAGAGCTTGGCGTGCAGGATGACGGCTTGCGGCGGCGGGCCTGGCTCGGCCCATTTCTCACCCAGCTCCACCTGCAGGATGGCGGGCTGCGTCGCCTGGTCGACGTCGGCGTATTCCTTGATGCGCCGCGTGGCGGTGGCGAAATCGGCGGCCGTGCTCACGCGCGCGAACAACGCCTGATAGATGGCTTCGCGACTCATGACGCGATGTCCGACAGAGCGCCTTCGAGATCGGCGCGAAAGCGCGGCGCGATGTCGTCCAGCGCGGGCGCGAACGAGGGATGCGCGGGCATGTCGATCTCGTGCGACTGCGTGTGCGCGACGAAGACGAGTTTGCCTTTGAACGGAAACGCCAGGACCTTGGCGGCGACGGGCGCGATCTCCGGAACGGCGATGCGGCCGCCATATTCACGCAGCCGTGCAAAGGGGGCGTCGCTTGTGATGCTGGCCACAGCCCCCGAATCAGACGCGTTCACCGTCAGCCGCACGCTGTCCGCGAGTTTCACCGGAAGCCGGGCCTGGACAGCGGAGAGCAACGCCGCACCGTTCTGGGCGATGACATCGCCGGCTCGCGCGGCGGCAGACGATGCGATCCCATCGAGTTGCGCTTCGGCCCGTGCTTTATCGATCGCGATCGCAATCATAGCGGCGGCACGCAGCGATACGGCTGGAGAAGCTGCATCACCAGCGGCGTGAAGCGCGTCGTGTCGAAGCTCACGGTCTCGTTGCCGCCCAGCGAATGCGTCTTCTCGCCCACGCGCTGCGCATATTTGTAACGCTCGGAGACGAGCTCGATGCAGGCATCGGCGAGATCGTACGGCACGAAGCCGTAAGAGATGAGAACCACGGCGCCGTCGTCGCCGGCGGCGAAATCGTAGGTGCCGGCTTCCGCGTCGAGCGCGTATTGCCCCGTCATCGGCGCGCCCGTCACAGCTACGAGCGGCGTGCCATTCGCATAAGTCACGCCCGCGTCCGAGGCCCACGGCCCGAAAGGTGCGGCGACGCTCGCCTCGCCCGCCGTCACGATCTGGCGTTCGGACGCGATCTGGTAGCCGGCCTGATACGTCACCTGCACGCTCGCGGCGTTGCGCGCGCCGGGCGAACCGCTGCCAAACGCGTAACCGCGCAAACGCAGCGCCTGCATGCGCCCCGGCGGCACGCCGTTCCACGCATCGAGCACCCAGCCGTGCGATTGCTGCGTCGCCTGCGGGATCGCGATGCCGTCGATGACAACCGACGAGACCGAAAGCACCGGCCATTCCTTCAGCACCAGGATATTGCCGCCCGTGCCGTCGTGGACTTCGCTCACGCTGTGCGGCAAGAGCAGCGGCCGCTGGAGATAAGAACAGATCGACCGGCTGGCGCGCGTGACGAGCGCTGCGACGAGTGCATCGGAATTCGTGTCGGTACGGCCGAGCCAGGATTTGACGTCGGCGAGCGTGGTCAGATCATTTGCCGCCATGATCGGCCTCCACCATCGCTTCGCCCGCCAGCACGACCGCCGCCAGCGCGCGCAGTTCCTCCGTCGACTTGACGAAGAGATTGCCGAGCCCGCGGCCTTTCAGGAGCTTGAGGAGATCTTTGCGGGGCAGCTCACCGGCTTTTTCCGGACTTGAAGACTTCACCGGGACCGCGGACGTCCCGTCCGCTTTCGGTCTCTCCGGCAACGCCGATGCGGACAAGATGTCCGCGGTCCCGGTGGAGTCTTGCTCGACCGGCCGAAAGCCGTGCGCCGTCAGGGCGGCGACTTCCGCGTCGGACACGTCGATGATTTCACCGGCGTCAAGCGCGCGACCGCGCCAGCTCGCGCCGTGAGGGGCGATCAGTTTGGGCATTGAGCACCTTGTTGAAAGAGATTCTTACTGGGACCGCCGACATCTTGTCGGCATCTACAAATTTTCACGACCGCATGCCGGCGGGACGCCAGCGGTCCCAGCAGGACAATCGCTCACCCGTTCCCGATGTTCGTGATGATCCCCATCGCGAACTGTGCGTACACCGCGAGGACTTCTTCCGCGTAGATGCCGTATTCGCGGCGGCGCGTGCGCAGGGGCCAGTCGACGCGGTAATAGTCGCGGCGTGTGATCACTTCGGCGACGTTGGGCACTTCGTTCGACTGGTACCATTCGGGCAGCCGCTCGCAATACGCAAACAGCGTGCCCGGCACGAGATCGGGATGCGGCACGATCGGGATCGTCATTCCGTCGCCGTCAAAGGGGTTGTAGTAATATTTGATCTGGCCGCCGGCGGTGATCGCGTAAGGCTCGCCGGGCGTCGCCGTCACGTCGTAACGCAAGAGCGGACCGGACGCGTTCGACAGCACCTTGTTGGTGATGTTCTTCTGCTCCTGCGAGGAGACGAAGATCACCGTGGGGCCGAGGCGATAATTGTCCCACATCGCCTGCAGCATGGTGTCGATCTCGACGATCGAACCGCGGCCCGATGCGGTCAGCGGCGTGCCGGTGCCTGTCGCACCGGTCGGCAGTGTCGTCACCGTGCCGCCTTCGAACGCGTTGACGAGGAAGCCGTCGAAGGCGAGGCCCGCATTGGTGGAATTGTCGGCGGTAACAGTTGTCGCCGCCTGGCGCCCGGTTGCGAGGCTCCCGTTGAAATAGACGCAATTGACGGTGGTGATCGTCTGCAGTGTTTCCGAACCGGCAGCACCCACGAACCACGCATAGGCAACCGCGCCTCTGATCGGCGTGACGCTGGCGGCCAAACCGTGACCGCTGGCGACGGCGACCGTCGCGTTGGTCGAGACGTTCGAGTTGCCGCCGTTGAGCGTATAGCTCTGCCCGTCCATGCCGGTGATGGATTTCTGCGGCGTGAAGCCCGCGACCGCATTGCCTTTGCAGTTGAGCCAGCCTTCCGGCGACAGCGCGACGACGATCACCGAATAGGTCGCGGCCGGCATCGTGGACGTGGCGTCGGCGGGCGCGGACAGTGTAGGCACCGTGGGCGTGCCGAGTGCGAGGCTCGCATTGCCGGCGAGCAGACCCGTCTCTTCCTTGCGCATCGTCTTCTGCAGCAGGCGCAGCGACACGGTGGAGTTCAGGTCTTCGAAACCTTCCGCCGCCGATTCCGCTTCGAAGGTCAGATAGTCTTCTTCGCCGAGCGTGACGTAAGCCGCGGACTTGTCGACTTCCGTGTACGACATCGTGGCCGAACGCTGACCTTCCGGAATCCAGCCCATGGCGTCGTAGCCCGAGCCCGTGAGCGCGGTGATCTGTTTCCAGTGCGCTGCGGTGCCGTAACCGGACGGACGGCCGACGCGCGGCGTCATGTTCCGGAGCTTCGTCACGATGGGATAGAGGTTCTTCGCCGGCCCTTGCAGGTCGTAGAAGGCGAGGCCCGTCGAGGTAGAGACGGCTTTGGCAAGATCGCGACGCTGCGAGGACAGCGCCTCCTTCATCAGCGTCATGGTTTCCGCCGTGATGTTCATGGTCGGTGTCCTTTCTTGAGGGTGTGGAGTGTGGGAATTTTCAGCGCAGAGGACGCGGTGGGGCATCGCGCGCGAAGCGCAACCATTTATTTCGTCATGTAAGAAGTGCTGCGCGTTGACGCGCGCTGGACGTCACTGCGTCCTCCGCGCAACCTCTGCGACCTCTGCGCTAAAAATTCCAGTTGTTCGGATAGCGCAAGACGCGTTGGACGCGCGGCTATTCGCCCGACACTTGCGGGGCCACGGTCTCGCGGACGAAGGTTTCGTGGGCCTCGAAGGAGTATTTCGCGACGCGCTGCAATTTCGCGAGCAACGACGGAATCTCGGCCAGCAGTTCGACGGCGAAATCGAAGGATTGTTTGCGGTCCTGCGCGTAGAAATCGCGGATCTTCGCAAATTCTTCCATCACAGGATCCGAAGGCGGCAGCATCCGCATCGTCGTTTCCGCCGACCCGATTTCCTTTGTCGCATCGATCGCACCGTCGAGCGCGATGATCATCCGCGCGAACAGCATGTGAATCTGGGCGCGAAGGGCCGGATCGCGAAGGTCGAATAGGCCTTCCCGGTTGCGATCGTAAGTCTGCGCTTCGCGCTGGGCGGCGCGGATCATGCGCATCGTGACCGGGCCGTAGGGATCGCCGCGGCCGCGCGTGCGGTCGGCCAGGCTGATTGTCAGCTTCACGCCGACGAGGATTTCGCCGAACAGAAGAGCGGCGCTGCGTTCCTTGTCGCGGCGGCGATTGTAGTTCTCGATTTGCGTGGCAACGAAGCCGCTGATGGTGGCAAGAAAGGCGCCCATGACGACGGCCAGAACCGAACCGTCGGCCGGATCAATATTGAACTTCGGCAGTATCAACGACGCCCCCGATGATCGCTCCGTAGGCCATGTTGCGGCAACGCTTCGGCGCACGCAATGGTCAGAGCGGATTGCGCAAGGCGAGCTTCGTCAGAAGATGGGCACGGGCTGCGGGGGCGAGCTGCTCCAGATGGCGCTGGAAATCGGCGAGCGGATCGGCCGCGAACGGCGTTGCATCGCGGCCTGCCATGTCCTGGCTCTTGGTCACCGTCACGAACTTCGTCACCGGACCGCCCGGCAGCGGCTGGGATTCCAGATGCTCGAGGCGTTTCGCCAGATCGGCGACGTGTGCCGCCACCGCATCAATCCGCGGCGTGACGATCGTCAGCGCCTTGTGGAGCGCGCCGGCGGCAACCTTGTCGGCGAACGCGTCGTCATCGTCCTCGTCATCGGCGCCGGCATCGTCGTCGACGTCTTCGTCAGCACCGGCGCCTTCGTCGTCTTCGGCATCCTGATCCGCTGCGGCTCGGTCGTCCGGCTCATCGTCTGCATCATCATCGCTCGCATCAGACGCAGCGCCGCTCGTGAGATCGGACGTCGCTTGATCCACCAGCGAATTCAGAAGCGCCACCAGGCTTTCGATCGTCGTCTTCAGGGACCCGAGCGAACCGTCGCCGATGGACGGATCATCCAGCTCAGTGGCGATCTGGGAAAGATCGTCGATGATGAGGGCAAGCTGCGAAACGTCGCCGAGATTTTTCGCGAGAATGCCCGCGCCGATGTTCTTCCCCGCGGCGAGCGGCGGTCCCTTTTTGTCGATCTTGGCTTTCCAGGCCGCCACGATCCGGGCCTTGATCTCAGCCAGCTGGTCGGCGGTGTAAGGCGCCTGGTTCTTCGGATGATGGATATAGCCCCAGGCAGCGCGGATATGGGCTTCCGTGTCGAGCGGGCAGCGTTTCTTGCGATCTTTCAGGTAACCGGGATCGGCGAACTCGGCCGCGTCGCGCGACACATCGCGTTCGGCTGCGGTGCGCTTGAATTTGCGCAGCTCGATCGTCCCGTCGGCCTTCACCACTTCGAACGTCGCCGACGGGATGCAAGGGTGATCGACGAGGGAGACTTCCATCGGCTGCGGCGTGTAGCGCGTGAGCGACGGATTCTCCGGATCGGGCCAGCGCTGCACGTAACGTCCGCCCATCGAGAAGCCCGTGTAGACGCCTTCCAGCACCTTCTTCCATTCCGCGTCGTCGACAACTTTGGCGACCGTTGCGATGCGCCTTGCGTCGTCGTCGAAGTGGATTTGGTCGAGCTTGCCGGCGGCGACGCTGCCATGCATGGCGCGAAGATTGCCGACACTGCGCCCGTGCGACGCCTTCTCGATCTCCTGCGACCAGGCTTCGAACATGGGCTTGGCGGACGCGTAGTCCATGATCTCGTCGGCATGATCGGGAATCTCTTCCGCGATGGTGCCGAACACGAGCCTCTGGGCCACGTCGATCTTGGTAATGGGAATGAACAGCTGGAGGTCCATGGGAGTCCTCGGTTTGTGATGCGTGTTCTCGCGTTGAAGAAGAGACGCGGTGCGCGTGCGGGTGGCGCCGGAGCGCGGACGTCTCGTCCGCACTGTGATGTTTGCAAAAAGCTTCGAAGCAAGATCGTCGAAATCGGGGCAGACGTGCAAAAATGCGGACGAGACGTCCGCGCTCCGGCGCCACCTTCATCTTCTACGGAGTTTCACGCGGCGCGTCGCTCGAAAAGCGTCAGGCGCAAATTCGCGTTGTGACGAAATTCGTAACGCGCTTGATCAAACGCCGCAAGCGGAATCTCGCACTGTTGCCGAACGTTTCGCATTTTCGCGTGCAAGCATTTGATTTCGCGAACTATGCTCAACGCGAATCCGCTACACCGTGATTGCTATCGTATCTACGCGACACGTTTCGCGCCAACGCGTCGCGACCGCAAGCGTGCCACCATAATCGAGTTCGGTGCCTTCAGCATGCACTCCTGGGAGTAGGGCCGTGAAGGAATACCGCCCGGGATGCGGCACGCAGTCGAAATTCTCAGTGCTGTAGTTGGGTACGTTCGTGCAGGCCTGCTCAGCCACATATCGAACGGTCAGTCTGAAACCATCCGGGCCAGGCGGCGCGCGGTATTCCAGATAAGGATAGACCCAGCCCTGCCATTCGTATGCGCCCACCTTCACGCGATCGATGCCGGGGACTTTCTTGAGTTCATCGTACATGCACGCGACGTCGCTGCGCATCTTGGGCGAGATCGCATAGACCGAGGCGGATTGAACGGATGTGGATCCGACAGCCGCGGCCGTTGCGCAGACGAGAGCGAGACGTCTCATCAATTCCCCCGGGGCGCAAATTCGCGTTGTGACAAAATTCGTAACGCGCTTGATCAAACGCCGCAAGCGGAATCTCGCGCTGTTGCCGAACGTTTCGCATTTTCGCGCGCAAGCGTTTGATTTCGCACGCGACGCTTTTCAGCCCGCCGGCATTTGCGGCTTCGCCGTCTGCGTGATCGGCACATAGCCCGTGCCCGTCGCCACCATGAGCTTGTCGCCGCCGGGCAATGGATCGAGGCCGCGCGCCATGCGCACTTCGTTGATGGTGCGGATGCCGGCTTTCATATCGGCCACGTCGATCGTGTCGGCGGCGGAGGGATCCATTTCGCGGTCGTCGATCCAGACGAATTCGAGATCGGCGAATCCCAGATGCCGCTGCAGGATCTGATCGAACAGCCGCTTGAACCAGTTCAGCACCGGGCCCAGGCCCTCTTCCGTCGCCTGCGCTTTCGCGGTCTCCGCTGTCGCGCGATTGACCTGCGCCACGAAAGGCTGCGGGCTGATGGAGAAACAGAAGCAGACGATGCGCGCCAGATATTCGTCGAACGCGTCTTTCAGCACGATGTCTTTCAGCGGCACATATTTCGTGCCGTCCGGCACCCAGGTGCCGTGGCGCCGCTCGCGTAAGTTTCCCGCGAACAGCGAATTCCAGAACGTTTGCCAAGTCGCAATCTGATCGGCGGTCCAGCCTGAGGGCGCCGTGAACACAGCATCGGTCAGATTGCCGTCCGTATAATAGGCGAGTTGATGCAGCGAACGCCTGAGCACGATGTTGGCGGTCAGGATGATCTGTTCCACCGGCGATTGGCCGTAGACATGGCCGGGCCGCTTGTTGCGCGGATAATAGATGAGCTCGTCCGTCGTCATCTGGGCGAGATCAAGCCCGGGATCACGCGCGTAGTCCGCCGCCGGCACGCCGTGCAGGACCTGTTGATAGGCAACGTCGGGGGCTTGCGGCGTGCGGCCCCATGGATCGATGCGCGGCGCGATGGTCGTGCCGTCGATGATCTCGAAGGCGCACACGCGGCCCTTGCGGTCGCGGCGTTTGTAGAGCGACGTGGCGTCGATCACGAACATCTCTTCGGCGATCTGGCGTGTCCATTGCGCGAAGTCGTGCTCGCGGTCAGGAAAGGCGAGGAAGGATTTCGCGGCGGCGATGCTGCTTGCGAACTGTGCCGCGCGCGGACGCACGCCGCCCGGTTGCTTCCTCGGACGGACGTCCCATTCCTGCGCTTCGATCTGGTCTTTGCGCGTTTCGATGACGAGGCGCAGGATGTCGCAATTGTCCGCCAGCGCACGCAAGTCCGCGAACGAGACCGGCTCATAAGAGCGCGGACCGTATTGGAGATTGTAGCCGGTCGGATAATCGAACCGCCGCCCCGCGACGTCCGCCGGCGCCATGGGTGCCAAGGGCTGCATCGGCCCGAACCAATTGTCCGGCGCCACCCCTGTGATCGCATAGCGCACACCTTCCAGCGCGCGGGCGACGATGGATTTGGGGATGGCGCGCGTGCGCGCGTCGGTGCCGGCCGGTGCCATGAGAACGCTCTCCGCGTGCGGGATTGAAAATGTTATGCTCGTTCGGGCCTAGTCGGCGCCGGGGAGCAATATGATGGTGCAAATTCGAAGGCTGCTTGCGGCTCTCGCCGCGCTTGGCGTCGCCGGCGCCAAAACGCACCGCGCCTGCGAGCGACACAAATGACAACGCGGCACGCACCCTATCTGAAAGTCGCGATCATGTTCGCCGTGCTTGCCGCACTTTATGCCGGCTTCTATTTGTTGACGCGCAAGCCCATGTCGCGACAGCATTTCCCGCCGCCGCCGCCGATGGCCATGGGTCACACGCCGCGCGGATTCCTGTGCAAGTTTCGCTTCCCGCAGAAGATGTTGTTCACCGTGGCCTGCGTTCCGGATTGCCGCACGGCGCCAACTGCGCCGGACACGTCCACGTTCTTAGGCATAATCACCGCTGAACAGACGACGCGTGCGATCTGGCACCGCGCATGCGACGCGAAGCAGCACTGAATAAGATGCAGGGGGACGCCCGCGCTCCGATATGAGGGGTGTCAACGCCTGAGCTATGGTTTTGAGATTGCGCTCACGCCACCTTCGGCAGCGGCAGCGTGCCGGACTGGATCGCGATCAGCAATTGCGCCGCTTCGAGACGCCGGCGCGACGGGAACGCGTCGCCGAAATTCATCAGATTGTTGTAGGCCGCCTGCCACTCGCAGCCCGTAACCTGTTTCCAGAAATTGGGCGTCGCGTGCGCGAGGTTCGTGCCGTATTGGTAGGCGACGCTGACGATCGCGGTTTGCGCGCCTTGCGCCAGGCTCTGAAACTGGACGCCGCCGGCGGCCGCGTTGTAGTTGGCAGCGACGGCGTTGTAGTAGGTGTTGAACGCTTCCGCATCGATCGCGTCGCGCTGCGCGGTCGTGATGGTCAACGGATTGGCGCTCACGCAACTTTGCGCCGCGGCCCCGCGCAGGCCCAGATACGGCGTCAGCAACGCGACCAATGTCGGATCTAGCCCCAGCGCCTGAAGGTTCGCGACGGTGCGCCCGCCGAGATCGAAGCCGACCGCGATCGTCACGCCGCTATGGGCATCGGGATTGCCGTCGGCATCGCGCGGCACATAGCCGTTCAGCATCGCGCCTTCGCGCGCCGCGATGAAATCCCAATCGACGCCAGGCGGAAACGATGGAACGCCGCTGTTGGACATGAAGATGCTCCCCCGAGAATCAGGCGCGGATTTTGCGCGGTTTGGACAGGGATTTCCACCCGGCGCCGCGCGCTGGGATCACCCACGGCCCGCGGATGCGACTGGGCGTCTGTTCAGACGATGCCGCTTACAGGGTGCACGCAGTTCCCTTGCATACGATATCGACCGTGGCGGCGAGTATGTAGTTCGACTCGCTGAAAACGAACGGGAACGAAGGCCCGGCATAGATGCAGTCGATATAGCCCGGCGGCACGGAATAGGGCGCGCCGTTGGGATATGCGCTCGTGAAGGTTGCCGTGGCCAATGGCGGCATCGATTGCTGAGCCATCGCGCTCTGTATTGTCGAGAGCGAGACATTTTGCGGTTCGAAGAGCGCTCCATTCGCACTCGTACCTGCGAGTTGTTCGATGCCACTCCACCGCGCATAGAACCAGGCGCTTCCGGTCGTGGGCAAGTTCGTGCTCGACCACGGATTGGGAAACGACGCCGTCGGAATCTGACTGCCTACAATCGTGGCGGGACAGGGCGTGGGCGGAGGCGGTGTGCAGGTGAAGCTGTTCGCGCTCGCGATCACGCAATTGTTGCCGGCCGGAGCGGCGGTCGACGCGGTCAGCGTGAAGGTCGGCGTAATCGTGAATTGCTTCGTCGGATAGCCGTAATAACAATAGTGGATGCCCGGGATGGTGCCGCCTCCCGGCCTCGGCAATGTCGGTGCCTGAAAGTAATGGGCGTGCAATATCACGGGGTTGGCGGTACCCGGCGGCCCGATATTCCACGCGCCTGTGCCACCGCTGGTGGCGAAGTCCAGGGACTTGGTCGCGGTCGTGCAGACCCCCTGGCTCACTTCCTGGGCTACGGCGGTGTAGAAAACCGGGAAGCTGCAGATCAACTGCGAGCCTGTGTTTTCGGTCGCTTTGCCGACGCCGGGCGGATCGGTGAGCGTGACGCCGGACGGCGCCACCAGGGACGGACACGTCACGGTCCCGGCCTGAGCGCCAGCGGTGGAAATGAGGAACAGGACCGCAAACGAAAGAACAGCGCCCAACAGATGGATTTTCATCGCTTTACCCCTTCGAAGAATCGTCCAAACACGAACCATCCAAAGATCGGGGCAAAGCGCGCGGCGCCGAACCTAAGGTCGACCGGACCATACAACGTCAAAGTTGCAATGGAAAGGCGGTGCGCGTTTGCCGACAGATGCGGGCGAGCACGCCCGCATTTTGCCCCAAGACTTCTTTCCGACAATCAATTGGAAAATCTCGTCGCGACTGAGTTTATCTTTGGGATCACTCTCGATCACGCCCGCAAGTGCAAGAGGATCGCCGACGCAGCAATTGGTGATATCATAGGAGATCGGAAACACGTCAGCGAGCTTGAGGCCCTGTCGAAGCTATCTTCGCGAACCGCTCGCTGGACAGTTTGAGACACATTCGCCGATTTCGACGCTACGTGACGGCTGCCGCTTCGATCGATCCTTGCGTCGCATCGCGGTCTCCGATGCAGCAAGCGCTCACATCGTACGTGACGGGAAACACGTCCTCGACTCTAAGCCCTAGTCTGCGCGCGAGCGCGTCGGGGCCATACATCTCGGCGTTCATTTCGCGACTGAGAGGCACCCATTCGCCTCCAATGTAGAAGCTCGCGACCAATGTCTGTTTCGTTCTCCGGGGATTATCCAGAAAGATGTTGCCGAGGCCTGCCCAAAGCCTGCTGCCGTTCGCCAGGCTAACCTGCGTGCCGACAGTTCTGTTCCCCAGATCATTGACCGGAAGATCGGGCACGGGACGCATTGCCAAATCGCCGATCTCTTCCAGTTCGAGCGCGAACTCCCAAACGGGATAGGCGGAAAAATCTTCTGGCGTGAGTTTTTCCATGTTCTTGACGGGCAATGTCATGGCGTCACCGGAAAGCCGTTCTTGATCATGTCATCGTAGAGGTGTGTTCCGTTCTCAGCGTCAGCGAAGGCTACGTCTGCGACTTTCGCGCTTGCCGTTCCGCGTCGATCTCGGCGCGATCCGGGTGCAGATCCGGATATTCGCGCGCAATTTCGCGAGTGATGCCATCATGCGCATAGATGACGATATTGAAAACAGTTGTCTTGATTTTCTTTTTTTGAGCGTCTTCACTTAAAGGCTCGACGATACTGCAAATCTCCTCGACAGCCGCGTCGATTTTTTTGACCGCGTTTATGAGAAGCTCGGCAGTTTGTCTGTTCATGGCAAATCCATCGCATAGCCCTGCTCTTGGAGACACTGTCCGATACAATTCCGCATATCAACGGGCGCGGGCGCCCCCGCCCACATTTCAACGCTACGCTATCGTGTGAGAAATCTACTCCGCGCTTTTGTTGCTTATAAGGTTCGGAAACTCCGAGGCGATCTCTCCGAAAATACTCTCCTGAATATCGTGAATCGCTGTTGTTGCGCTCAGCGCGATCCGATCCCTTTGATAGTCGTCTTTGATATTGGCAGTTATCCGCCGGACTTGTGCTTCCACGAGATCCAGTTTTTGCGCGACCTCCACGAGCTGTTCCGCGGTTGACTGATCCATTCCCTCCCCGCTTGCGGGCTTGGCGTAGGGCAGTACGTCGGACCAATCGACCTCTGCCAAAATCTGAATGTAGTTGGGCCATCGGTCGTCGTTTGCCCAGATTTTCAGTGGCGTAATTTGCTCGCGCACGTCCATGGAAAGAATGGGCACGGTGTCGGAGCCCGTTACCGTGATTTTCAGGCCGGGCGTTTCCAGCTCACCTTCAAAAACCAGCTTTCCAATAGGCTGCAAAATTGACGTTGCGAGCTCTATCGTTGTCTCTCCCTGCTGCGGATGGATCGTACAGACAGATACACAGGACTTGTTCGCCACAACGAGCCACTTGCCGATCTCTGACGGATCCAGCGACCAGGGCGAGGCCGGATCGGAGATGAATACAATGCCGTGGTCGCTCGTTATTGTCGCTCTAAGTCTCATGGGTCAGATGCTCTCTATGCGGTAGGCATGACATCACCAGGATGTCCGCACAATTTCGCCTGAAACTCTCATTCGCTCTCGACGCAAAATTCCGGCTACATCTGCATACAATTTTTAGACATCGGCGAAGGATTGGATAGAGACTTGGCCCCTCGTGGCTGGAGCCTTTTTCGAGCGTAGGCATCATACCACCGCCGGAATTCCTCTCCTACGCGTTTCAGAAACGCCTGAACTTCACCGCCTTGACGATTACTGCAGGCCTGGCAATGCGGATAGAGCCTTTGCAGTTTCGTAGGAGGGTTGAGCCTCGTCGGGGGGGGTGATCGCCAATCCAAACAATTTGAAGAGGCGCACCGTATGATTGTTCATGGTGCACCTCGCAAATCTGGATAGTTATGAGCCCGGCACAAACACCTGATGCGGGCGGGACGCCCGCGCTCCGGCGCCATTGGGGAGCGATCGAGATCAAGCGGTCGGCGCGGCGTGGTTTTCTGGAATCAAAAGTCCGGAACATGCCGAAAGCGATGTTGACTGCTTAAGCGATGGCGCCGGAGCGCGGGCGTCTCGCCCGCATCTATTTACCGAAGCGTCACCGCTTCAGCCGCTGCCGCGCATAGTCCAGCCACCCCGCCGCATCCGCCGGCGACAGCATGAGTTCGATCAGCGCCCAGATCGCCGCGTCGGCGCGGTCGGGGGAGTGTTCGCCGACATAGCCGTCCGTCGTGAACGCCACGAGCTGGTCTTCCAGTTCGGGAAAGGGGCCCGCATGGCGAATGCGTTTCTGTTCGTAGAGTGCCGCGACGGGTTCGGCGCGGACGACTTTGCGCTGCGAGGCGCGCACGAGTTTGATCGGCACAGACGTGCCTGCGGCGCGGATCACGCGCTCCACCATTGCGCCGCCGAAATTCTCTTCCGCGATGATGCGATCGGCCTGAAAGCGCGCGGCCGCCTCGGCGACGCGGCGGCCCCAGCCGGACGGCGACAGCGCACACGTCCAGTCGCCGAGCACATAACCCAGCCCATCGATGCCACGGCCGGCGGCCACGATGCCGATCGAGCAGCGGTCGTCATCGCCCCGCGCGCCGGACGGATCGACGGCCACGACCACGCGCGCCATTTCCGGCGGTTTCACATCCTTCGGCATCAACGCCGCATCGAGCATCGCACGCGTCCACAACGCGCCCGGCACGTCGTCGAGCAATTCGGCGTTGATCTCCTGGCGGCCGAAACGCGTGCCTTCGTAGCGGCGAATGACATGCTTGAAGAAATCGGGCGCCAGGTTGTCGCGATTGTCGTGCGTGCTCCCGCGCGTGATCACGGTGTCGCTGCGCGCCATGATCGCCTTGAGCCCCTTCTTGGTGCGCGGCGTGGTGGTGATCGCCTGTTGCGGCCGCGCGCCCAGCCGCAGACCCAGTTGCAGATTGTCGAACGTGGCTTCGAGATGTTTCCACTTGGCAAGTTCGTCGCACCACGCCGTGTCGTTCTGTGCGCCGCGCAGCATGTCGGGCTCGTCGTCGGAGAAGAGGAGCGCCACCGCGCCGTTCGGCCAGACGAGACGGCGGTTGGTTTTCTCGTAGCGCGGGCGATCGATGGGCGAGGAAATGGCGAGCAGGCCGCTCTCGCCTTCCACCATCACGTCGCGTGCTTCCACGAGCGTGGCCGCGACGAGCGCGATGCGTTTCGCGGCGCCTGCATTCACCCGCTCACGAATCCATTCCGCGCCCGCGCGCGTTTTGCCGGCGCCGCGCCCGCCCATGTAGAGCCACGTGGTCCAGTCACCGGGCGGCGGCAATTGCTCGGGCCGGGCCCACAATTCCCAGCACGACAGCGCCATCAGCGCTTCCTCGTCGCTGAGGCTATCCAGAAACGCCTTCGTCGCAATCGGATCGGAGGCCAGCAATTTTGCTCGCGAGCGTTTCAC